TGGCTTAATCATGACTTAGTGACACGTTCTTTGGTATATCTTGCCCATGGAGAGTCGGGGGTGTCGGTGCACGCTCAAAAAAACCAGCCCCCTTGCGTAAATTGCACGATTGGCACAATAACCTGAGATTTGAATCCATGTCAGTTCCATTTTTGGATTTGGGAATTATGTGATCAATGTGCATTTGTCCTTGATCTTGTCCACATAACTGGCACACCACATCCCTGGCAATGATCCGTTCCCTAATCTTGCGCCATTGATGCGTTGAACCATTACGCCATTGCCTAGACATTACGCACCACCGTTTCAATCTCATCCCAGGCTTCACGCACCATCATGCGCTTCGCCATTTGCATCCTTTTATGATGCTTTAACAATACATGATTAGGACATGGATGAACCCTTGCATTGTTGCCCTGCAATAGAATGCTCAATGGTGTATCAAACACAATTAACTTTGTATTGCAATCAAACCTATTTGCCAGCCTTAACCAAAATGTGCGGTGATGTGCAATCGTATGAGTGCCATCAGCAATGACATCCTGACCCGCTTTACATGCTTTTATTGCAGCTGCCCTAATGATTGCCATGTAATAGTCCACATCTAATTCACGATCTATTCGCACCAATTCAGTTGAATAAATGTGTTCATCACCTGCCATGTTTTTCTTAACCCAGGTGGTTTTCCCTGCGGCAGGTGCTCCCATTAATACTGTAATCATCAATAATGTTTAAACTGCAACCAGTATGACCACGCTTGGCAAGGCGTTTGATGGCGGTGTTTGATGTATTTTAATCCCCATTGCACCTGAGTGAATCCATCCATGTTTTTAAGCTTTTTATTCTTTAACTGTGGAATACCGTAAGCACCACCTGATTTGTTATGTGCCTTTAAATTCCAATTACTTTCCTTTGTCCAGAGTTTTTCAAGGCATTTAAATTCTTTGTAATCAATTACTAATGAATGCGCAAATAGTTTGTAGTAATCCACCTCTGTTTTTGACCAACTTATTTGCACGCTGTTTAATTGCATAAGCAATAGACATGAGATTCCCATAAGGATGCCGCGCCTGGACATTTTGCGCGTTGCATGTCCAGCGGGCATTGGCGATCCTATTCCCCTTGTCAATAGTTGACGGTATAACCGCAGGTCAGACGGCATGTCACACCTGGGCATTTTCAGAATTGATTAATTTGATTCCCAGTGCCCCGCAACCCTGGCATTCCATTAAGTGCGTGCCAGGTGGCAATGAGTGCAATTCATCTGTAAAAATTTTCCAATTAGTTTGCAGGGTTTTAATGGTGCTCCCATTGGCTTGCTCAACTTTCAAGCAAATACCGCAATCAAATTTGTATGTGTGCATAATTGCTCCTTTTCAGGGTTTCAATAGGTTGCAGGTTAATTTGGCTGATCCACCATGCATCCATTTTGGAATGCTTAAATCTAGGTTTTTTTGCAATAACCATTGGAATCCAGCCAATGACCTTGAATTTTGGGCAGTCACCCACAACAAGCACCGCAATATCTGAATCACGATCTTTAGGTGTGACAATCAAATGTCCATCAGTCCAGGATGTCCACTTAACCTCAATGTTTTCTGCAACATCAGCCATTGATTTGAATGTGTTTGCAGTAGGTTTAAAATCCATGATCCCCAATGACCTGGCAACTGCCATTTCAGCTGCACATGATTCTGATGCAATTAAAATATCTTTAAAATAATTGCCATTATTAGGGGTTATATATGAATGAGAATGCCCATTTATTTTTGAATACTCAACCCGCTGCAATCCAACCTGGGCAGATAAGATTTCATCTGCCTGGGTCAGGTTTATTTCAATCACGGGTGATGTGTTTCAAGTAGCATAATTTGCAGATAATCAGCCTGGAATCAACAATTGGGATCATGTCTGATTTGGCAAATGGCTCAAAACATGAATCACACAATTGCGCCTGTTTATCATTAAGCATTTCACCATCAGCGGTGATGTGAGCAGTCACGCCATTGCGCGTGAATGATATTCCGCCCATGTTAATTCCAAATCGGCTTGCAGGGGTTGGTTTTTGAACCGCAAACAAATCCTGAATACGGCTTATTTGTTTTTGAATTGACCCCTGATTTTGCCAGCATATAGCCATGACTGCACTGCGGTGATTGTTGCGGTGCGGTGTTTGTAAGCACCTGATCAATTACGCCATCCAGGGTGTCACCTAATGACATAAATTCATCATTAGCAGCTGCGGGCACTACGGTTAAATTAACCCTGCGCATTTCCTCAACTGACGGGCGGGGTATGCCATCACTAAATTTGCTAATTGATCCAGTATGCAAACTGCGCCCAATTGCAGATGTGGTGCAGTTTTCCAATGGAAAGCGATTATTGTTTGACCTAATTTCCTCTGCAAAATCTGATGCAAATGGAATCATGTCCTGCAAATCTTTGTAAAGATCGCATTGGACAATGTATCGGCTGCCATCCTGATGAATAACTTTGACATCAATTCGCCCGTTTGGGTATCGCATCCAAAATTTTTCAATTCTTTCAGCAACGGTTTCATAATTTTCAAGCACCATGATTGATCCTTGAAACCATCTCACGGGTGACCGCTAAACCACGGGCAAACCCCCTTCGGCTTCCAGCGGTATCACCTCTTTTAAAGCCCAGTTTTAAGCCCACTGGCAGCCCTATAAGCACCCCAATTAAGAGTGCTGCACCATTTATCATTTCATTGTTCATTTGTATGCTCCCGATCTAATCCCCCGCCTTATGGTGGGGTTAAATCAGTATGACACTAGGGGCTGACAATCAGCAATGACCAACACGCCCAATGGGCTATTTACCGCCTAAAATTTGGTAAATGGCATCCACCCTGGCACTTAAAACCCTCAATTCATCCCTCATGGATTTCCCTGAATTTGGCAATAATTCTTGCATGATGGATTTTGTCACAAATCTCATGACTGAATAGATTGCAGTGAGCATGGCTAATCCCAGCCCGATCACCGCAACCCATTCATTAATTTCCATGATGCTATTTTTTAGCCCCCAGGGCATCATTTGGATTTAAATACCTGATCAGCACGGGCACAATTGCCGCAACCCCACCCATTGCCATTGCTTGCAAATTACCGCCTGACATGTAAACCGCCAATGCAGCTGCAATATAAGATCGCAACCAACTGGCAATTACTGGTTTTAATTTATCCATTATTTACCTTTCACTAGGTTTAACTTTTCAATTAATGCAGCGCATTGCGCCTCATTTACTGAAACCTCAAAATGCATTTCATCCTTGCGGTTTTTGTAATCTCCACCCCAACGCAATCCATATTTTTTGCAATAAGCCTGGATCATTACGGTTTGCATTGGCGTGAATGTGCCTGCATGACCCAGTGGGTGCTTGGTTGCGTTTAAATCAATTGCAGTGCCTGATGAATGATTGCTGAGTTTGTCAGTTGCCCCGCGCACATTCCTGAAACAATAACCCCAATCATCCAACGCCCCTTCATCAATTGGTTCAATGTGCGCATGAAATTCGGCAGCAAATGTAACCAGTAAAGGCGCAACCTTCTCAGCGCACCGCAATTTAATTTTTGTGCCTGGCACTGGAAATGACTTAATGCCAATTGCATTTTGATCCTCAGATGCAACCCAGCCATTTTGACTAAACATCAGCCCAGCAATAACCGTGCTTCATCAGCGGTCAATCCCAGTTTGTCCAGGATTGATTGGCGTTGGGATGCCTTTGCTTGCAATTCGGCTTCTCTTGCCAATCTGATTTCTGTATCAATTTCAAATTGGGCAAACTCGGCATCATTCATTTCACGATCAATTATTTCATTTGTTTCTGTATTGTGTATTCTTACCATTGGTCTGATTGATTTTGTCATTATTTCACCCCGTATAAATTAACTGTGCCGCCACCGAAAGTGAAATCACATTTAAAAACTAAATTAGATATGACTGCACCTGGATTTACTGTGACTTGATTAGTCATAGCAACATCATAACCCCCTAAAGGATAAGTCCATGAACCCTGAGTATTAATAGTCTGCATTGATGTTGAATTGGGATTTCCAAAAGTATTAACCCACACATTATTAGAGTTACCAGTTCCTAATGCTGGGCCGACATTTGGAACTGTTAAATAAATCCCGTTACACGCTGAAAGTGTGTTGCCATCTGATCCTTGCTGTAAAGGTCTGTATGCGGTTGCACCTGTAATACTGTTAATTTGTATAAAAACATTGCAGTTTTGTGATGTTGTAACACCATTAACAATGGCAACCAAATAAACATAAGTATTTGATGCAACTGAAACGGTGGTGCTTGAACCCGACAATGTAGTTGTAGATATTAAAGTCATTGAAGGTGCTGAAACTGTTGCCCATGATGGCACGCCACCGCCTGAAACGGTCATAACTTGCCCCGCGCTGCCAATTCCCAATCTTGCAGGTGTTGAACCGCTGGATGAATAGATTGTGTCACCTGTTGTAGTCATTGGATTAGTCATGCCAGCGGCATCCGCTGACCAAACAAAATCCATGTCAGCATTTGATGCCTTCGCTAATACTTGTCCAGTTGTTCCACCCAATAAATCCTGCATTGATGTTGCAACGGCTTGACCAAAAACCTCAAAATCAGCGGGTAAATCTGTGACCAAATCTGTGTTTGTTGGCATTTGCCAGCCAAATGGTGTTGTTGGATTGCTCATTTATTTGCTCCTACTCTATTAAAGGATTGTAGCATTTGCCCAATCCAATGTTGCGCTGACATCCTGCCATTGTTCAACAATTGGGACATTTTCCCATCTGAATGCTTGCAGGCTAAATGCCAGGGGTGACACATTCATGGTCAGTGATAATTCATTGTATGCAGCTGAAAATGTCCACCCTTCAACAAATCCCAAAAATTCACCTGCATTCATGTTAAGTGGCAGATTGGAAACCCTAAGCGGCTGCCCCATAAATGTATTTATCAGGGCATCACGATCTGAATCATCAATTTCGGGATTGGTCAGATCAAACGCAAATTGATTAAATTGGGCATTTGGGTATGCCCTTAATTCTAAATAAAACGCTGCCTGATCCTCAGCATCAGCGTGATTGTGCAATGTGGTATTTATGATTTGAGATAAATTACCGTATAAGGCAATTGATGAAGGGTCAGAATCTGAAACCTCATTATTAGAATTTGCACCGTATTTTAAAGTAATTGCATTTCTCACATCACCACTGCGGGTGCGGATTTGCAGATTTTTTGCATTGGCTTGATTGGCATCTAAATTTACATAGCCATTGGCTGACAAATATTGACTGCGGTGCGTGCTGTCTGCGTATGAAATCCGACCCTGAGCATCCTCATAAAGTTGCCCCAATCCTGATGTGGCAAGCCCTGCAACTAGTGTGTATATATCAATTACATTGGATGATCGCGCTGCCAAATCATAATCACCTGGTTGGTCAATCTCACCTAATCCATTATTTTCTGCATTCTGCCATTGCACCGTTGGATCATAGGCAGCCCATGTTTCAGCGGGTGGCACTTGCTGCCATTGATTGAATAAAATTTCTGATAAAACACGATATATTTGATCACCATCAAATTCATGTGGCAAAATGCCTGTGGTGATAATTTTCGGCAATCGGCTTAATGCACCCAATGCAATGATTGTGTATGTTTGAGCATAAGCAACTGAGCCAATTTCTGAAACTTTAATTGTTGAATCAGTAATTGTTCCACCAAATATTGGCACAAATGTTGCAGTTGAATCTTGCACTGAAATGTTCACTGATTGATTAATCTCAAATTGATAATTTGTTTGATCTAGGTTGACCAATTCAATGTTGCAGTAACCTGCCTGGGCTTGATTGTAAATATCGGTTCGCCCACTGCTAATTGTTAAATTGCTCAAAATTAAATTTGTGTAGTCAACACCATTAATTTTGAGCTGCCAAATTGGATTCCAGAGTGTCATCCAAACCTGCTAAATGTTCCAGTGGTATTAAAGTTATTTGCGCCCCCAGTGCCGCGATCATAAGATTCATTTAAATTTTTAACAATTGTCCTTGCAGTGCCCTCAGAATCAATTGCTCCGTTTACGGTCAAATTTATGATTGGTGCATTTTTTGCTGCCTGCCTTGCCCAATTTTGTGAATCAGTAAATCCACCCGCAAATGGGCTTTCCATTGCTGAAAGTAATTCCCCTTGCCTTTGTAAGACTGCAAATTCTTTTTGCAATGCATTTAATTGTTTTTGGGCAGTGTTTGAACTAATCGCATCAGTTGCCAGCAAAAATGTGGTATCAGCAATTTTATCGGATACCGATTGCAGTTTTTTGACTAGATCAGGCAAATTGACTGCGCCTTGAATAACGCCCCCAGTGCCACCACCACCACCTGCTCCACCACCACCACCTGCTCCACCACCACCACCTGCTCCACCACCACCACCTGAAAGACCTGAACCCCCAGCACCTGAGAATGGCACACCGCTAAATCCACCGCTGCCTGTGACTGACCCAATATCAAAATTCCCCACATCAATATCTGAACGACTAATTAAATTTTGTGCAGCTGCTAAAACACCCCCTGCAATTGCTGCGGCTGCAACCCCTGCCAATGGATTTAACGCAAAATAAGTTGCAACCCCTGCAACAATTGCTGATGCCTTTAATGCATTGTAAGCCTTAACTAATGCACTAATTGCAGCAATCGTTCCTGTCACTGCGGCTGATATTTTTGATACCACAAATATTGTGCCAATAATTCCTGCTAAAACAATCAATTCATCCTTTAAATTAATTACGGTTTTAATTACTGATTTAACACGCTCACCCCATGCAAATGCATTTTTTTCTGAGTCAGTAAATGCATCACTCACGCCTTGATCCCCAGTCAATCCACCAACAAATGCATTTAATGCTGGCACGGCAGTAGTTAAAATGTATGCAGTTAATTTTTCAGTCAATGGCAACAATGCTGCGCCAATTCTTTCCTGGGCTTCATCAATTGCAATTTTGATTCGCACAAAACTTTTTTCAGTAGTTTGTGCTTCATTGGCTGCAAATCCACCGAATGTTCCTGTTAATTGTTTAAAAATATCATTAAAGTTTCCTGATTTTAATATGGATTGATCAATGCCTAAACCCAACCTGCCTAATGATGCCGCATTGCCATCATAAGCCTTGCCCAATGCATTTGCCACCGCTTCAAGCGGTTTGCCCGTTGCACTGGAAACATCCAATGCCAAATTTAATAAATCCTGGGCGGCTTGCACATCATTTGTTGAACGGGCTAATCTGCTAAATGCAGGGCGCAATTCATCATCAGTCACACCAATGGCAATTGATGTTTTATCAATGTATTGACCAACCGCTGCAATTTGTGCAGTAGTTGCATTTGTAGTTTTCTGCAATGTTTCGGTCAGTTTTCTTTGTGCGCCCTCATCCGCTGCGGCATTCTGCACTGATTTAAGGGCAAACGCTCCAATGGCTGCGCCAGCGGCTGCAAATGCCAGTGCAGCCTTTTTGCCAAAATCAGTTAATTGATCGCCAAATGATTCAACATTTTTTTGTGATCCTTTTAATGCATCCGCTAATTGCTTTGTTTCTGCAAGGATTGAGAGTTTGAGTGTGCGCGATTGGGTTGCCATTTACCATTCCTTAATGATCTGATCAAATGCATTTTCCCATTGATCCAAAATATAAGGCTGTTCCTTGCGTAGTGTCGGATAAATAAACCAGCCGCGTGAACCCTTGCCAAATTTTCCTGACCAGGCTGGGAATTGCTTAAATTTATTTGATCCAAATTCAGCCCCGCCCCATAGTTGCTGAGTAGTGCCACCGCCACTGTATTTTTGAGCTGCAAACCCCAGGTTTAATTCACCAATTTTGGATGATTTACTGACCCGCGATCCCTTAGCAATTGGATCATCAATTTTATTTTGCGTTTGACCTGATGCATCAATGATTTTTTTCTGCACATATTCAACCAGCGCACCTGATGTTTTTTTGGATTGTGCGATTGCTGCATCATCCATTGCGCTAATCACTTTGATAATGACTTTCAATTGTTGCTTATTGTAAGCATCAGAATCAGTCATTTTTGCGCTCCTTTAAAATCTCAACTGCGGTTAAAATCTGTTCCGCGCTTTCCCATTCCGACATTGGAATTGATGTGGCAATTGCCAATTCAATCAATAATCGGTTTATGCTTCCGCGCTGGAAACTTTTGGGTTTTCATCACCCACGGTGACATCCACAATGCCCTCACACCATGCTTCATAAGGCTTGATTGCCTTACCGCCTGCATTGCGTTTCATTGCATGATAAGCCAAAAACAATAAATCATTAAGCCCCATTTTTTCCTGGGCTTGGCTGATTGTATGTCCAGTTTTCTGCTCCCACTTTGACCATTCAGGAACTTGGGCAATGTAGATTGCAGATTCACCGTTTCCATATTCAATTTGTATTGGTAATTTCATTTTTGTTTGCTCCCGATTCTATTGATTAACTAAATGTGGCAACTGGTGTTGTCACGCATGTGAATGATAAATCAACTGTTTGTGCATCAGGTGCAGTGCCGCCCGCTGATGGCAAAATTGGCTGAACATCAAATGCAAACACTGCTCCAGTGTCAGCGGTTAATGAAACTGCCAATCCTGTATTTGGTGCGCTGGTTGCAGCTGTCCACAATGCTTCACACAATGATGATGCTGCGCCCCAATCTGCAAGCATTGACACCGCAAATGTTCCCTGTGTGTCAGTAGTGAAATAGGCTTTACCATCTAAGGTTTGATAAGTGTTGATTGTTGAATCAACGGTCAAAACGGCTGATGTGGCTTGCGCATCATAAGTGTCAGAATCAATTGTGAATGTGATGTCGCGACCTGTAATGATTGTTGTTGGCATTTTGTTCCTTCTCTCTTATATATCTTGATTGTAGTATGTGCTCACTGCCAAATCGGCAATAAGTATTGATGATGTGTTGATGTTTGTTATTGTTGGGCGTTGAACATCACCGACCACATAACCATTGGGCATCACACCCAAAATTTGAATGACTAATTTTTCTAAATTATCTAATGCGCCAGGGTTTGAATTGTAGGCAACGGCTGCGGTTATCGTAAAGTTAATTTTGACACTTACTGATGATTTACTAATCAGCGTGGATTCCAAATATGGTGATCCCGCAATAATTACACATGCAGGCGGAATTATTGCTTCGGGCACTGAATCATAAACTGATGCCCCAATTGATGTTAATGCAGCCGCTAAATCTGCACGCACCTCAGCGATTGATGCACTCATTGGCAAATCGTTTGCGTGTCTAAAAATGGTGTTAATAAACCCATTTGGCGATTAATCATTGCACGCCCCGTGCGATAAATTGTCTGGGCAAAATCCACGCCCTCAATTTGTGATCCTGGGGCAATAACTGCCTGGAATATATCGGTGCTCAAACCTAATAATGCGTTTTTTATTGCATCATTATTTGCATAAATATCAGCGGCACTTGACCCATCAAGCACCGCGACCCCAGCGGGGACAACTGGGGTGACAATAGAATCAGCTGCAATGACGGCTGCGCTGAACATATACACATCACCCGTGCGGGCTTCAACTGTATAAGTATCATCTATTGCACCACAACCAGTGACAATCACTGATTGACCCTGGACAAAAAGATTAGGGCGGATTGTGTAAAAATAAACAATATTATCTTTGACCTCAAATGAATCAATTGCAAATTGATATGAGATTAAAATTGGCAGTAAAATTTCCTCACTGCTTGCAATAATTTGATCTAAATAATTATCTGAATATAAAGATTCACTCACGCCCAAAATTGCGCGTAAATCATCAGCATCAATAATGGGCATGAATAAATCCTTTCATTCGGCTGGGCAATGTTCGGGAGCGACCATTACCCATGATTTATTTCTTAGGTGAAATTAAACTTGCGTGCGCCTGCACCAATTTTGGTTGCAATTGCTCCGTAAGAATTGATTGAGATTTCAACTGTTCCATCTGATGGCTTATTTACATCTAGACGGTAATTTGGTGACTCATACCATGTGTATGAATTAGGCTCAACAACAACCATTGAGTTGTCACCTGAACCAGTGATTACACCTGAATTGTCAACATAGAAATTCAAACCTGCAACCAATCCAATTTGTGATTGACCACTGACTAAGCCTGTTTGATTTTGTGGCTGGTATGCATTAAATAACGGTGCTCCGCTTACATTGTAAGACATGATGTTTGACCATTGATCAGGTGAAACAATTAATGACCGCGCAAATCTTTGTGTTGAACCATAGATTGCTGCATTTGATCGGGATGTAAATCCTAATAATCCAGCGGCTGTGTTTGCAGTTGGTGTGCCATCTGCGGTTGCGCCTGCAAGGATTGCAGTGCCAACGGCTTTGGTTTGTGACAATGCCATTGCTGCGCCCATGATTGAAATTAATTCATTAAAGAAATCAGGTGAACTACGCTCAATGATTTCTGTTGTCAGAATATTGCGCCCTGCGTAGCGTGAGATGTCCACATTTAAGAAGCTGCTCTCAACATTTGTATTTGTGACCGCGCCACCCTCAGCAACGGCATCTACTTCCGCAACCTGTGTTATTTTTGGAATTTGGAACTGAAGCCCAGCATCAGGCAATGTGCCGCGACTAATTGCATCAATGTTTGCGCGTGTTGCATTGCTTAATCCATTAATGATTTCAGTTAATTGGCGTGTTGGATTAAATCCTGGATTTGTGGTTGTCAGATCATCATTTGTTGCTTTGATGTAAATGGCTGAATCTGAATTTGGATTTAATTGTGCTTTGATTGAATGCTCAACCCATGATCCCATATTCACAATTGGGTTTCTTGGCTTAGCATAAAACATTGGTGTTGCAATTGGTGTTGCTTTAATTGATGCAGTTGCTTCAACTGTTTCAGGTGCAGCAACGGTTTCAGGTGTTGATTCTGACACTGTGTTTTCTCCTTCGGTTTTTGTTTGATCTGCATCCGCAACTGCGGTTTCAGAATTTTCATCATCAGTTGCTGCCACTTTAGTGACACGCGCTGATCTAATTGCTGGCTCACTGGTTAATGCAACGGCTGTGAGATCACCATTCAAAACTTTCATTGTTCCATCCTTTAACATTTCATAATCGTTCACGGCTAATTCCACACTGAATCCATCACGCAATCCATCCATTGCTTCAACCAATGCATCAGTGCCTGCGGTGGTATTTGCAATTTTAAATGTGGCATCAATTGATTTATCTGAATTTAAATTCATAGATAAAGTTTTTCCAATTCTGCGGGTGCGGTCATGTTCTAAATTTAAAAACACCTCAGATGGTGTGATTGAACCTTTAGCAAAAATTACTTTGCCAGTTGATGCATTTGCTGGTTCATTGAATGCAACAATTCGCCCACTGATTGTTCTTGATTCTGAATCAGCTGCGGTGATCTGCATTGGTGTTGTCAGTTTCATAGTGCCATATCCTCTTTTCTCATTATTTCATCAGCGTTCATCACGCCAATGCGATTGTAAATTTCATACACTTGCGCGCGCTCTAATGATGAACCGCGCAAATACATGTCTAAGTCATAACGCGCAACCTGAGATGATGGGCAAAAATCGGGCATTGATAACCGTTGCTCAATGGCATTCATAATTGGGATTAAACTAAAATCCAACAATGATTGCCGCGCCAATGTTGCATTTGAATAAGTCATTGATGAACCAGTTGGCGCATCCACAAAATATGCAGGAATTCCGCAAGCGCGTGAAATTTCTGTGGCAATGTGTTCCCTGGCAGAATTTAATCCTAATTCCTCGGGTGTGAAACCAACTTTTTCTAAATTAATATCTGCATTTAAATAGGCGGTGGTTCGGTTGCGCCTGGCAATGCCCCATTGCTCTAATAATTTTGAAATGCGATCTGCGGGCAATGCTGATCCATTTGATTTTAAAACCATTGATGGAATTGGCTCTCGGGCATAATTTAATGCAGCCGCTTCCAATTGTGCGCCCGTGCGGATTGTTCGCCCTGCTCTATTTAAAACACCAACATCACCTGGCGAATAAAACACTACTAAACTGCCAACTCCTGAATCTGGAATCCTCATGCCATCAATTGTGTATCCAGTGATTGTGTTTGCATCAGCATTTGTTTCAATACCTACGCGCTCAGGTGCAATTCTTTCAACTGATCGCACGCGAAATGTGTCCTGATATAATTCATGAATTCTCCAATACGCGAACCCATAAAGCAGGATGTCGCTGGCTGTCCAGCCATAAGTGGCTTGTCCAGGCAAACGCCTGTCAGGTGTATTAAACACCAATGGCGAATCCAATCTGATTCCAGTTGAGCGATCACGCAAAATAATTGGGATGCTTGCAATACTTGATGCAATTATATTTTTTGCGCGGGCTGCCGCGGGTATGCTGATAAATTCTGAATAGGTTGCAGTAATTGGTGTGTTGACAAATGTATAAAGTGAATTGATGTTCATTAATGGCGCAAGGTCAGTTGCTGCCACATCAGGTGCGTTTGCAGCTGTTTTTGTCTGCACTCTAAATCTGTCTAATATCGCCATGCTCGCATTTTCTCAGGTGCGTAGCACTAGCCAATAAGAATGTCCACATCCGTGCTTGGGCGTGTCGCATAGTGTGTGACAAGGGCTGATGCCACGGCTGCGCAAATTGCTGATTGTGATGCCCTGCGACCAAAAACCCAGCCGCCATCACCGCGGGGCAATTTAACTGCGGATAACATTTGCAGTGTTAATTGTTCTTGATTCCTATGGCGCAACCTGCCTGAATTTATTGCTGAAACTAATTCATCACATGCTTGCGGATAAAATCCATCTGCTTCAAGGACTGGAATACCAGCGGGGCGCAAACGATCTGCCACGGCTGCGCTGGTTCGCCTGCTAAATAATAAATTTTCAATTGGGTATTTTCTGCAATATTCAGCCGCTTCATTTGCAATTGCTTTATCATCCAGAGCAACTTCATTTTTCCAGGTGTGCAATAGTTTGATGATAAATTGATCCTCACCTAATTGTTGACCAGCGACCAGGGCGCAATGCCGCCTGTCAGGTGAATGATCCAATGCCATCCATGTGATTTTTTCAGGGTCTAAATCTATTTCCTCAGATATACATGCACGCCATTCAATTTCACCAATGGCTGATGTAATAGTTGCGACCCACCTGGACAACACCTCAGTCATAACAATTTCATGAGGGTCATTTAATAATTGGCTAATATTGTCAGGGTGGATTGTCCAGCCCAGGGCGGGCACGGCAGCAATTATGTTATTTGGATCATTAACATCATCACTAGGGGCTGACCATTCAAAATAAGCAATATCATCATTTCCACCTGCAGCTGCGGCAATCCCGCGGTCACGCATGGAATTTAAAACAATTGAATGTTGGTCACCTGCCGAACTATAAGCCATGATCATTGGATTCTGAGCAGCAATCAATGCATAACGCAATGATGCAAATGATTCCAAATCATGTTGCTCACGCAATTCATCCAGGTGCACGGTGGTGGGTGATGTGCCACGGGCTGCACTGCCACCCGCTTTGATAGCAAACCGATTAATGCCATTTTTGCCCTGCACCTCAATTTCCTCATTACCGTGTGACCATTTGATGCGCTTAACTTTTTTTGCTAATTCATCATTGCCTTCAATTAATGAAACCAATGTGCGAAACTGCTCCAGTGATGTGACTAATCTGTGCGCTGATGCAATTTGCAATGGCTCATCAAATAAATATAAACCCGATAAAATTCTGAGCAACATCATTGTGCTTTTTCCTGATTGTCTGGAAACTACGGTGCAAACCAGGGGCGTTGCGTATTTTCCATTTGGTTTGATTTTGTGAGAGTGCTCCAACACAAATTTTTGCCAGGGCATCAGATTGACTTTCAACATTGATGCAAAATCTATGATTTCAAACCCGCGAGATGGCAAATCATTGAGCGGTGTGTGTATTCTAGGGGTTGGTGAGCCAAACACCCCTGCTAATGACTGACTAAAATCTGATTTCAACTTATCTGCAACGATCCCAGCCTGATCATCATGATTCATTACTAGATCAATCTTAGTCATGACTTATGCTCACATTTTTGGGGATATATAAGCCCTGGAGAGTCGGGGGTGTTGTATCCGTGTCAAAAAAACGAGCCCCCCTACGCAAATTGCAGTTACGGATACAACAC